CAAAGCGCCTGCTAAAGCGTTGTTTGCGTCGATAGGTGGATTGTAATTCACCCAAGTTTGCCCTATTAATGTATCCGCATAGTATCTAATGCCATCAAACGAAGGAACGCTAACCTGCGAGTTAAGAGCAAAACCTGTGTTTGGTGTTATTGCTCCATATGTTGAAGTGTCGATAGTGTCCAGCGAGAACGTTGTCGGAGATAAGACTGTTATCTTTGACGACTGTCCATTTATCTGCGTCATGCCTTGGACAGCAATAAAAACTACTGTTTGACCTGTCGTAAAATTGTGATTTGCTGTCGTTGTTACAAGAGGTGTTGCTCCTAGTGCTATAACAGCATTTGTAATGGTACTTATCGCACTTCCTTGCAATCCCGGATTAGAATTTGTGACCCAAAAAGCTCCTGAATAATTTGTCGTAAAGAAGAATTGAGAGTTCGTTCCGTACCAAGTAACGTCTTGCGCAGGCGTAGGAAGTAAGGTGACTGGCAATTTTGTAAAGTTTCCACCTGTGAACGCATAAGCATTTTTCGTATCAAAAGCAACTAGCTCTTGTGCTCCTACTGCGAATTCCTCTCTTGTCCTAAGTCCCATGCAAGGAAGATTTAAGAAAGTGGTTCCTCCATCTGTAGAAAGCCTTCCTAGCAAGGTATATCCTTGACGACGGATTATTCTTCCTCTCCATTGATAAGCATTTGTCAAAGACTCAAAAGCATCTTCAGGGATAGCATAAGGCTTTTGATCCTTTCTTAAGCCATCCTTTACAGGTCCTATCATGAAATTACTTGTCATAGTTTATGCCTTGGCTATTGCTAACCATAAAAATGTTGCACCTGCAGGAGCTGAACCAGAATCTACTTTAAGTTTGTCGGATTGCGTAATAACTATTCCAGTGTCATAAGGAACATTTACTTGCCCTGCTGGATTATATGTCCCCTGAGGAATAGCTTGAGCCATTAAAATCTTTGATGGTTTAGGTGATAAAGTTATTGTAACACCAGCCCCAACAACGCTACCGAAATACAAGACATAGCCACCCGGCAAGAAACTTTGATATTGTGTAGGTCCTGCTGTATTTACATAGTTATATGTTAGCTGCATAGGATCATTTGGAACGTTATTCGTGTCTAAACTCGTAGGAAGAAACTTGGGTATCTGCGCATAAATTTGCGGTTGAGTATCTATACTTGTTGTTGTGTCTTTACAATATAAGACCGTCAAATCTTGTGTTACTCCAGGATCTACCGTTTGTTTTTCCATCAAAACAGCTGCATGTTTACCCTGATTCGTATTGTTTAATGGCATGTGATTGTAATATTCTCCGCCTACAAGAGCAGAAAAAACGCTAGCAAATTGAGCATAATTCGTGCGGATAGATGTTGGGGATAATTGAGGAGAAGTTGTCGGAGGCGGTATATTCGGATCATATGTCATATGTTAGCCATCACTAGATAATTAAGAGTAAATGGACCAAAAGGATTAGAAAAAAGTGTGCTTAAATTTAATTTTATTATTATATTATTTGACGTTTCTTCTATAACTGGTTCTGAAAATCCAGAAAACTCGGGAGTAATATTTACAGAAATGATATTTCTTGCTATTGGGGGATTTAAGATAATAGATCTCAATAATGGTTTCCCTGAGTTAAATTTTGGCGTTATATGTTGTCCAAAATAAATAATGAGTTTTCCTGGCAAAAATGTAAAATATGTCGTTTGCGTATCTGTTTTAGGTATCTCATAGATTTGATAATTAGTGAATTGGAATTCAGTTCCGTTCCCATATTTCATAAAGACTTGGTCTGTTTGCTCTGGCACGTCTTTCGTATAAACCGAAATCTCTGTAGCTCCCGTCTGCGGGTTTCCTGACTGCTCAATCATTTGAATGATTGTATGATTACCCGCTGTTGCGCCTCCAGTTAAACTTACATGATTTTTCTCAAAATCTGTAAAAAGACGCTGAAAATTCTTTTGAAAATAGATTTGCCAGTCTGCAAAAGGGGTTGTTCTTAAAGGTATATTTGGATCATATGTCGGACTTGTCATGGTTTACCTATCGCAAAATAATAAATATTTTGTCCTGATAGTCCATTCTGATATTCGACTGTAAATGAGCTCCCAGGAATTGCAGGCAGTACAGGAGCAGCAATATAGGAAGCATTCCGTAAGTGTTGATTCATTGTCAATCCCACATAAATTAAAGTGCTTGTAGGAGTAAGAGTTATAACCGCACCAGAGTTCACATTTTTAAGATAACCTCCATATACAATGAAAGCCCCCGCTACAAAGCTATATTGCTCTGAATAATAGACGTCCGGATCTTTCGATTGTAAACCTGTCTTTAGATTCTGCAAGGTCATTTGAATTGGAGTCTGGTTGTTATTTGGCCTAAAGAATAATGCCGGTAATCCCCCAACATTTTTGGTATACAAAGCCACTTGATCTACAAGCGTTGTTGGATCTCCAGACTGCTCTCTAAACGTCAAAGTCGTGTGCATTCCTGACACAGTTGAATCACCCGTGAAAGGCACGTGATTCTGGCCAAAGACAGTATTCATTGCCTGAAAATTAGACTTCGTTTGTCCTTGGGATTTGAGCATAGTATCTGTGCTAACAGGGATAGTAGGATTGAATGACAAGATAACCCCCTATGAAGTTCCTGAATATTCTGTTCCCCAGAACCACGACGCCATTGGCCTTCCCGGCTGGCTGAATATTGTAGCTGCTCTTTGAGTCCCTATCTGCTTCAACGTTCTTCTTTGTGCAATTTGAAGCTGTTCTTGCCATATCGGCATAAGATATGCCATTCCCTCTGGATCTGGGAAGTCTGTATAGATCAACTTAGCAGCTCCAGCGCAGATGAAAAGATACCATTCATCAAGTTCTGGTGCATCATTATCCGCGATAAGCTCTGTAGGTTGCTGGCTTATCTGAAATTCTACTTGATAAACTTGTTGTGGAACTGGTCTGAAGGTTATTTGCTGATTATAGAATATAACGTCTGTTGGTCTGGATGCTTGATAAGGAATCACGCTTGCATAAATTGAAGCGCCATTAGGGATTACTCCAGTATTCAGAGTGAATGTAAAGGCCCCGGTGAGATAATTCACTGTTCCCACGACAAACCCCGCAGTATCCACAAGATTCCCAATATTGCTATTGGGTTGCGGAATGTCTGAAAAGGAAACATTGAATCCTGTGTTGTCAAAAGCTGAGAAAATCACCGCTGCCTCTGTCACATTCCCAAATATGTCTAATTGCGCTCTAAGAAAGGGTGTGGACGGGATTATTCCTGAATACGGTCCAGGTCCCCCGTCTCCAGTTTCAACAATCTGGTTCACTGTAAGCTTAGGCCAACGATTATAAAAAGTTGTTTTGTCCTGCGAATATCTTAAAATATATCCCTGACAATATACTGGAGGTGACAATTGAATATTTCCAGGTGTTGCATTAGGGACAACAGTTCCTGTAGCAGGATTTACGGGGTTGCTTTCGTAGATAAAATCATATGTATCTACATTAGGAACTGTCATGAAGACATAAGGTTTAGTAAGTTTGAGGTTTTTGAAGTTCTCAGGCATCTGCAGAGTATATGAAAGATTGATATAACGATCAACTTGTGCATCCGTCATTTGTTCAGGAGTATATCTTGCACACATTCTCCGAACAGTATTTCTCATCTCTGATAGTGCTACCATTACGGCTGCCCTGCATTATAAATTGTGCCCTCAAACGAATCCTGATTGCCATATGGCAGCGGGGTAGGAGGTAGATACTTTCCGCTTGAATTAGGTATAACAGATGGCAAGGTATAAGCGCTAGGAAGAGGAGAAGGATATGCAAAAGGCGTGAAGTTTGTCGAGTCTAAATCAACAGTAAAAGTATCATTCGTCACGCTTAAAATTTGTACATTTATTCCATTCAACTGAACCATTCCAAATTGTGTAGGAATAAGAAATGTCACATTCATTCCGGCTACATAGTTATGATTGTCTATCGTTGTCACAACCATAGGCTTAGCTTGAGTTACCCCAGCTATAGTTTGCGTCCTAAGGTTAGGAGTCACAATGACCTGCGAGTAGCCAGGATAGTACTGAATGGACATTCCTTAAGCCTTTTGTAAAACTGCTTTACATTTTTTGTTCCACTAAATTTAAAATCCCAAAGGAATGAAAGCATACTTCTTATTGCTCGTATCCACATCATGAATAGCTGTACACGGTCTATTTGGATCCATCACGCCTTGCGTCTGCACAAAATGAGGAGTGTAATAGTGATCATTAATCTGATCCACAAATCCCCTAGGAAGCGTATATACTTTATTGTCTTCCAGCATGTACCACTTCGGAAGATCATCTTCATATTTGATATACGTTAATTTTGCAGCTTGTCCAGGTGCTCTTCTATTGATAAATTTACCTGTAATCATCACGCTGTCGATTGCTTTCTGCTTCTCTATCTGTGCTTTTAAAGCAGATTTTGCGCTTGTTGCTGTTGTAGATCTATCTTGAGCCTTTAAATCATCTTCGTCATGTTCACGTCTTGGATTAACGGCATTGGCTTGTTTTTTTCGTTCTTCCAGTTCAACTTTCGTTTGTTCAAGTTCAATTCTGGCTTTGTCAATTTCTTGTTGAAGAGATTCAAGTTCTACTGTTTGTGTCATACATACCTCTGTTTTTTCATCAAATGTCTTGTCTTCGGACTCTACAGTACTAATCTTTTTTTGTCTCGCCATTTTTAAAAAATTCTCCATTAGTAAAGGGGAAGAGCTTTTTTATGCTCTTCCCCAGATCCTCATATAGGCTATGAGAATATTAATTAAAAGTCTGTGTAGACGTTACACATTCCCAATCCCAAGCATCTGCAGTGATGCCTATAATACCACCGGTTGTCGCCGAATTAGTACCATCGCCAGCTCCAATAAGAATGCCACTTTGTCCCTGATTCTGCGTAGCAAAACCAAGAATATCTTGGTTGCCGTATGGCAGAGGTGAAGGAGTAACACCCGAAAGGGCATTGAGATTTCCTTCGCCTTGTGGGATCATCACTGGCAATCCATAAGGATAACTTGCTGCCGCTGCCCACGCAAAAGCTGTGTAAGCTGAGCTGTCAGTATTAGCAAAAGTTACGGATTGCGTTCCTACAGCATTGTTAACCGCAGAAACAGTGAATTGCACGGGCAATCCTGTTGACGGGCTAACAAGTTGCTGCATTCCAAATACTGTTGGGATCTGGAACCTAACGACATCACCTATCTGATAATTTTGCTGAACCAGCGTTTTTACAACCATAGGATTAGCCTGTGAAATAGAAGCAATCGCTCTATTCTGAGGATAATACAAAGCTGTATTTTGCTGAGCAAAATTACCTACTTTATAGACAGATCCAACGCTTGTTACGGCATTAGTGCTGTCAAAAAGTGTTGTAAAGGTGTTTGTGCCGTTTGTGGCCGTCACAGTCATTAACAAACCACCCATTTGAGGAGCGGAAGTCAAGCTAACGATTCTTACTACATCGCCTACTTGATATCCGTGGTTTGTAGATGTTGTGAAAGTTGTTGTAGATGCAGGAACAAAACTTAAAATAGACTTGGTAGCCCCTTGTGAATAGGTTGCACCATTAACGATTGTAAACCCGTTAATTGCACAAATACCATTGCTCAAAGGTGCAAGTATACCAGCTACAGTCCCCTGCTGCTCGATTAAAGCAGTACCGTTTGACATAGTGCTAGGATTAAAAGCCGCTTTTACAATCCTATCTGAAGTCAAAGAACCACTAACTCCAAGCGCTGTTACACCTGATCGTGTAAGGTTTCTCAATCTAAACTGATTGATACCTGCCACAATTGGGATAAACTTAGGCGTAGAAGCAGTATTGACGAAAGATCCGCTAAGAATTTGACAAGACATAATCCACCTCCTATAACGCTACTTGCAATGTGCAACGCAGATTAACGATCCACGACGTGTTAGTGATGTTGAACACTTGAGCCATTTTCCAACCAGCTGTCTGGTAGAGTCTCAAGCGAGGCGATGCAATCTCTGGAGGTGCATAGATAAACTGTGCACTATAGCCATCAAGATCCACCATGTCATATGATTCTTGCCCAGGAAGGAAGATATTGTAAATATCAGCACCTGAAGCAGAGGCATTAGGCGTAATCGAGCCGAGTGAAGACAGAAGGAAACGGATGTTTCTTACTGTACCCCATTCAGCTTGTAGCAAGTTGCTCTGGTTAGCATAGTTTGCAACGTTGATAAAGCCTACCATTTGATCCAGATCAGCACTAAGATTGGTATGACCCAAACCAAAGAATGCTGAACGAACCGGAGCTGTACCGAACTTCAATTCGCCTTCAATTATATCCATGATGAATTGCGCATTAGCAGTACGCAATAGGCGCACCGCTTTAGAGCAATCCAAAGGACTGATGTTACTTGGGTTGTCTCCGTTTGTACCAGACGTACAGTTAATCGGAGGTGCACCCCCTTCCATCATTGAACGTGCTAGTTGATCTTCAGTTTCTCGGAGGGATTGTCCCAAAGTAGAAACCGCAGAATTCAAAACAGGGTCCTCATTAATGAGCATAACCTGTTCCTGGAGAATTAGATACGTTCCATACCAATCAATTCTAGCATCAATATCTAATGCTACTAATTGTTGAGCGGCTGGATCTACAATACCGTTGCCCAGTGGCACAGGTGCGGTTTGCAAGTTTTGGTATCTACGACGACGTAGAATATCGCCAGCTTGTTGGTCCATTGTAATTGGATACTATCTGTTACTTTTATGACCACAAATTGACCGCGGTCTATTATGCGGTCAATTTAGTCCTCAGACTAAATTTAGTCTTAAGACTAATTATGGCGGGGTTCCCTCTTCGGAGATCCCTCACGATCTTCATTTATTCATCGTGTTCAGACTGTTGCATACTCTTTCGAGTCCATCGCGCTCAGTCGTTCAGCCTGCACATGTAAAGCGGATTTACATTGCTTGGCCCTCGTCACCCCATCGGGTTTCCGAGACAATCAGCGACGGTTTTACATGAGCTATCGTTAACCCATGGTTGTATGGATAAGATCCGGCATTGGACGAGCAAGCAGCTTCATGCTCAGCTGTTGTTGGACAGCTGGAGGTAAAACACTTGTTGTAGTAGGACCTGACATTGGTTAATCTCCATGATAGGAGACGAGGACTAACGGCGGGCTGCTGCTGAGGTTTCTTTCCAAAGGGCAATTTTCTGCTCTTTAGACATCTTTGAGTTAGACATTTGGGCCGCGGTTGTTACAGCTTCAGAGCGAACTCCTAAGCTTCCCGTCTTCGGCCTTCCTTCCTTCTCATCAACGCGCTTTTGTTCTTGAGAAACAGGTTTATCTTTAGCGACATTAGCAGCCTTATCGGCTTGGTATGCAGCGCTCTTTTTTATGAGGTTATAGACCTTTCTCAAAGGGTTTGCGGCTTTCTCGACAGCTTCTCGGTTGTCTTCGTCACTCTTGATATATTTTTCAATATTATCGGCAGTGACAACCTCGGTTAAATCAGGAAATTCGGCTTTTGTCTCCAGAATTAAAAGCTTTTGATCTTTGTCGGCCAGTTTTTGCTCATACGCTGACATTTTTTTTGTCATCGAATTAAAAGCTTTAACGAGTTTCTTTCCGTCGGGAAAGTCTTCGCTTTCTAGCTGTCTATAATCAAAGTCTTCTTCTTCTGGCACTGATGGGATAGAAGTTCTTTGCTGTTGCTGCTGCAACTGCTTTTCGTAGAACTTTTTCTCTTGCTCAGCTTGCCATAACTGACGTTCGAGGTCTTCTTTTGCCTTTCGAAGTGCTGCAAAATTTTCTTGCTGCGACTTCTTTTCATGGTTCTCGACAGCCTGGTCGGCGACTTCAGGAGGATTTACGCCATTCTCTGTAATTTCCATGTTTTCCTTTGAGATCGGCGACTTCTCATTTTGCGCCAAAAAATTTGAGTGAGTAACGACGTCACATTGTTGCGTTGATTTAGGATATAGCTAAAGTTTGAAATTTATGCAAGCGATTATGGAATAAAAACGAGAGGAGAGACTTTGTTAGATGCGTATAGATCGGTAACGTCGTTAGATTTTACCACATAATCCGACTCTTTTTCTAGAGTGTCATTGCAGTATTTTCGGAGCATTTTTACATAATTTATGTCAAACTCATGAGGATTGCTTAGAATGTATCCTAACGTCTCTTTTTTAGGTATACACCACTCAAAAGTTACTCTTCCCCCATCCTCTACAGACCAAAGATAATGATCATTACCCTGATATGGACTAGGACGCGTTCTACGACATTGTGGATATATATGAAGTGTGTTATTCGCGTAAGGCTCTTTTTGTACCCATATGTGGATATAGTACTTACCACGAGTCCCTTGGTCATAATTCTTTTGCACGGCTTCTTCGATGATGTCTTTAAACTTAGACATTACCGCATTAGAGGTTTCTCCCGCTTCTTGACGATCGGTCTTAGAAGCAGCTTCCAGCATGAGTTCGCCATAAGTTTTGTCTGATCCTTTTACCATCTAACGCACCATTTTCGCGCCACCGTAAGGAAGCGATCTATTACTATGAGTTGATCCTTGTTGAGGATTCTTCACATATCCCCCAAGAGGCTTATGAAGATTTGGCAGTTTTTTGATCTTGGGGGGGATCATTGTCATAATTTAACCTTTATGCATATGCATATGTTTTGCAGCTTCTTTTAACGCTTCTTTTGAATGTTTCATGCTTGGCATTTTATGTTTAGCATGTTTTTTCATTTTTTCTTTTAAATGATGTTCTTTTTCGTGATGTTCATGATGTTTAGCTTTAGCCATGTTATTTGTTTCCTTGTCTGTTATAGGATTTTTCCATAGGCAGAGGAGGCTTACCGCCTGGAGCTCTAAACCTTGGAGATTCTTTGCTTAAATTACCAGCTGTTGGGACTGTAGGTTTTGCAGCTGATGGAATAATTTTGATTTTTGGCATAATTCTTTCCTTTTAAATGGTGGGATGCCGGACTTACACCGACTTACACGGTATTGTCTACCCGTCTCGTATCTTCGACCTTATCCCGCCTAATTTATTTATTCATCATCTTTTCGCGTGTATAAGGCTTATGCCCTAATGAACGTGAATCATGGTGATCGATCTTCTCGCGAATTTTTTCGTAAGAATTTGATGCACCAGCTGGTGGCTTTGGATCTGCGTGATGCTTAATCTTGGAATAATCAGCACCAGTATTTCCTTTGCCTTCATGACCACCGTGAGAGGTGTTTTTGTGACTATGAGACATTTGCTTTCTCCCCTTGTTGAATTACTTTTTTATCTTCGTTGCTTTTCATATTTTCAATCAATGAAAATACTTTAACGAAATCATCGATTCCCATGGACTCGACTTCTTTGGCAGCTTTTACAGTGTTAAGCACGGCGGATGTCTTCTCGTGTTCAGATTTATTCATAGCTGTCATAATTTGGAACTGCTCTAATCGACCTTTAGCCATTCTTTCTTGAGCTAGACTTCTATCGCTTTCAGCCTTGGATTGCAGAGATTCATTGACTACCTGCTGATTCTGCATCATAAGTTGCGATTGCTGCTGTTGCATTTGAGCTTCTTGCTCTTGTTTCTTCTGGATAGCTTCGATCATCTTGTCTTTATCTTGAATCTCAAGATCTGCTAGAAGCATATCAACAGGTATTGGAAGACCATCTTTCCAAAGAGAATATTTCTGTAGGTAAGCAAGCTGTTTCGTTGTGTCTGTGAGAGGGGCTTGAGTAACTACTGCATCATATTTTTGGAATGATTTATCTCTAAACTCATTCGTAGGCTCTTCCTCGATCATCTTCCTGATCTTCCCGAGCGTATAGTTTTTCTGAATAAGTGCCCAATGGAGACGACCTGCATTCCTTTGGGATAGATTAAGGTTATCAAAGAGTTCTTGTAGGGTAGTGAGAGCAGCACCTTGTCGTAACTGCTCGGTAATACCCACGTCGCTGTCTTCCGCTTGTCCCAAGAGTTCTGGCGTGACTCCAGCTTGACTTTGAATATCTTGTTTAAGTTGCTCGGTAACTTGGAAGTTTGCCGGGTTAATATTCGCTCCAGGAACATCTCTAATACCTTGTTGCATTCTGTTTTTCTTGAAAAATCTTACTTTTCCGGGCCCTACTTTAAAAGCATCTTGATCATCTACTAGGGCATCTTCTTCTACATCCACACCCGAAAACTGAGCGGCCAAAAGATCCATCTCTAGTTGCTTTCGATAGTTATATAGGTACTGGGGATCTCTAATATTTCTAATGATTCCTTGATAACGAAACGCATAGTTATTATTTGCTAAATCGTGGTAAGCAGTGAACGGGGTGAAAGGGTAGAAATCCACAGAAAGCGGGTTAGGTCCATCATAAAAGCAGGTATTATTTACAATGATCGCAAGGTGCACCGTCGGAACCTTTTCTTTCACAATAACAATATGCGGGAATTGATGCTTTAGCCTATCCATTTCTTCAGGTGTGAAATCAACCTCAGTAGATTCATATGTCTCAGGGTCTACCATAAAAGTCGCCATTCTTTCCGTTTGATACCAATATTCATCATAAGCAAGATAGCCTTTACGCCTGATATTGTACTGTTGAGGCATAAAAGTGAACTTTGTATCGAAATAAGCTTGATCGTTGAGTAGATCTATATCGTTTTCTCTACCTGGTAACAGCTCTTTTACCTGAGATTTATGGAGATATTTTCTCGTCCTAATGAACTGGCAATCACTTAGATCCATTTCTCTCCAGAAAGCATCCATCATGACCATATCTGCGCTGAAGCATTCTGTTTTTAAATCTCCACAGATAGGATCGCGTCTATAGTCTATCCAAGAGTGCATTAATGCTAGACCTGTTATGCTTGACTCTTTGAAACAATTGCTTATAGTATTGTAGGTATCATCGAAATAATAGTCTGATTGCAACGCTTTGGTGGCTTGTGAGGCTGTTTGGCTGCTAGAACCATGCACAGGCACCATCCTAGTGGCCTTTCTATGCTGTCTTTGCCGTCCTACTACCATGTTTAAGACAGGCATCGCGACGTTAAATACATACTTTTGATGTTCGTAGCTTAGTCCTGAGTAGAGATTGAGATAACGTTGATCTCCAAGATAGACTTTGCGGTCTATTAGCTGTTCGTAGAAGAAAAGTTGCCACGCCGAAAGGTTTTGCTGATATCTCGAGTCTGCTTCCGCAACAATATCAGGCTTTCCGTCCTGATAGCCTTTCTGATATATGTTAGCGACTACTTGAGACCTTTCCATCATTCCCGAAGTCATGTAAAATCCTCTTCATAATTTTACTTAGGAACATACAGGAATTATTTTATTGACGCAACAGGGTTGAAAATTACTAGCTAAATAGCTATGTTATCTGACAAATCGATGGTTTTAGATCAAGAGAGTCGCAGGGATGCGTAGGCCTAGCGACTTTTGCGATAGTGAGGAATGACAATGGCAGATAAACAAGACATAACAGGATATGCCCAACTGCTCAAAGCCGAGATCACGGCGCACGCCGATAAAGAGCTTGAGAGAATGAAATCCGCCTCAGAATATATCCAAAGCAACTTGGAAGTTAATGAAATAAATAATGATGATTCTATTAATCCTAGATGTTATGGTCTTTCTGGCATGACTTTCTCTATACAAGACATTCAAGATATTGTAGAATTCTGCATTATGAGAATGGAAAGATGAAAACATAAGTTTAAATAAAAAGAACGTCTGATAATATACCTTATGTATGATAATTAATTGTTGTCAAACTTATTTTTATAGCAAATATATGCTACAATAAACACAATAGGAATGAGAAATAAGCTTATTGCAAATTCCAAAACCTTCAATTTTGTCAAGAGTAATGCAGCTTCACCAAGTTGACCCATCAATTGTCATCCTTAAAAAGCACCTTCGCGTTATTCACAGGTCTATTTCTTATTTCTTGGCATCCATTGCAAAAACAATCTTTCTTAGCAATGGTTACATGTTCCTTGGCTTGCCTTCTCTTTTCTTGAGCAGCTTTGTATTCAGTTTTCACGCTTGGAGGACTATAGTCAGGCTGTTTTGGTGGTATTCGATCCATCAATTTTACCATATCTTTTTGGTAAATCTTTAGTCCTTATTCTCCAATAGACACCAGATAAATATTCACCTTTATGTAAAAAACCTTTCCCATCGTAATAACTGTCTATTTTTTGAATAAATAAAGGCCCTAAAAGAACCTCATAGATATCATCACAGTCAGGTAACACATATTTTGCATCATTCCATTCCATCAACCTTCTCCAATAACTTCCATCCGTTTTCTATCCATCTTTCACGTGTCTTTTCTTTACATGCTTCACAGCAACATTTCGTTATCTTTCCTGATTCATTTTCCATCACATATGATACATAAGGAGGATTAGCATGTTGACAAACAACGCATCTAGTCTCAAAAAACACCATTTAACCTTTTCCCTCAACCTTCTCCATCAATCTTTTCGCTTCCTGATATCCTATCTGCAACTTCCTCTGAAGAAACACAATGCTCAAAGATCCGTGCTTCTTCTTCAACTCTCTGGCTTTTCCGGACAGTTCGTCGTGATTCATCATTCTCCCATTGTCTCAAATTCTTTCCATTCTTCCAAATTCTTTATGGCCTTACAAATACTTAGCAAAGCATCGCAAATACAAAAAGTTGACGGTGTTAGATGTTTAAAGTCTAGATTTTCACTACGTATTTTTTCCGCATCCCAATAATCCTTACTTTGTTCTCCAAAAATTGCGATGAGTTCATCTATTGTGTAGTCTTTCGGTTTCATCTTATACCCCTCTATAACCGTTTATAACTTACGATAACTTGCTCAATTCCTCATAAACCAAGAGAATCCGCCTAAGCAGAACATAATCAAACTAACTTCAAGAAGCATATCTAGGTATTCCATATCATCTTCCTAAAAACGGTTGTTGAGGACCATTAAATCCTCTTGGCTTAGGTCCGAAGCCGGCATTATTTTTGAGTTGTGTTAGCTTTTCTGGTGTCATACTTCCCGGCCCTCTTCCGAATTCTATTCTAGCTGTTGCCATATATCTGGCAGCGTCGGACATATGAGAAGTCCAGTCATGTAAAGGCGTATCTGAGTATGATTGAGTCTTTTCATTATACCTTTTGTGATAGTTTTCGAGGCATTTAATTAAATGCTTACACTTTTGCTCGTCGATATACGCTATGTTTAAGAGACTTCGGACAAATTCTATTCCGGCGCTGATGTCATGTGGCCTGGGCAACAACGTTGTTCTGAGTCCAAGATCTTCAGCGATGGATTGTGTTGTTTTCCCTGTCTGAATAGAGCCAGAGCCAGCATCGTGAGGGAAATAATGAGTACCGTAAATGTAAGGCTTGCTTTGTATAATTTTAACATAGTGACTAATCCCCTCTCCGAAATTCTCATAGCAATCTATAATCCGTGTTTCTCCCCCTACATCTTGCCAGAATACAATAGATGTGCAATCACCGTAACCGTGATCCCAAGCAGTGTTAACAGGAGTGCGAGGCTCATATGGGACATTACATATTCGTCTCTCTTCTCTAGCCTTCTCAATGAGTTTTCCATAGTAAGAGCCTTCCACTCCCCGGCTAAAGGAGCAATAAAATTCCTGCTGTATAAGCTCTTCGGACATTCCTTCTTTTTTAGCTTGTTCCATATCATCATCGCACAAAACTCCTGTGTCATTGATTGTTAAGACTTCACTAAACCATTTATCTTTGTTTGCTCTGGCCATGTTGAGAAGGTCATAGAAATGATTTTTGCCTCTCGGTGTAGAAATGAAAATCGCATAACCTTTGTTTACGTCGAGAATTGGACGTAAATAGTCCCAAGCGGCAGGACTCTGAATCGCGTATTCTGAAAAGACGATAATCTTCGGATTCGTACCAACGAGGCTGTCGATGTTGTCTGAGCCTATAAGTTGCAATGTGGAGCCATTGACTAGGTTTATCTTTAGCTCCTGTTTGTTTTTGGATAGAATTATCTCTTCCGGGATATAGTCGAAGAAACGAAACCCCTCGATTGTGATTGAGTCCCATATGACCTTCTTTGCTTGAGAATATGTGGGGAGGATATAAAAACAGGTGCAGACTTCTGTGAGAAGTTTTTTGATTACCCAATTGAAGATGGTGAGGTCCTTTCCGCTTCTCCTATGCCAGCATAAAACTGCTCTCTTAACCCCTGAGTCTAAATGCTTTAGGACTGTATATTGATAATCCCTAGGACTAAACCTATATGGAATATTAACTTCTATCACTTTTCTTCCTTCTTGGTGTTAATTCCGGACTTCTTTTCTTGCTGCTATTTTCTGCCACCGTGATCCAATGACAGTTTTCTGGAGAATATGGCCCATCATTGTCTTTTCTATCTATCGATAAACCTTTTTTCCATCCTGCATTTAACGCCCATTTAACAAAAGCTTCAAGTGATTCTCTCCACTCGTTACACACCCCTATTCCTCTGCCTCCATAGTTTTTATAAAACCTGTTTGTAGGGCTTTCACAACGATGAATCATCGCTTTTCTTATAGCCCTTAAAGGATGATTTGTTAATCCATGTTTGCGACCAAATGCATTTCCTTTCATTCGCAAAGTATTTATTTCAAGACAAAGACAACCACAACTTTGAATCTTTCCATGGGTAAGGTGTTTTCCTTGTACTTCTTTTTGAATTCCACAATCGCACTTACACAACCACATTGTTCGATCTTTAATTGTTGGAATTCTTTTTAATATCACAATTCTGTTGAATCTTTTTCCAGTCAAGTCAACAAACTTAGAAGATGGTACACCTGTTTGCCTAAGACGCAAAACTTCCTTAACCAAACATCCGCAACTTTGAGTTTTTCCTATGCGATTTGAATCAATCTCAAATTTATTTCCACAATCACAAACGACAGAATATCTTTTTCTTTTGTTGAGACTTGTCACCTGTTCCAAAACAGTAAGGCGACCATATTTTTGATTGAATTGAATATTTTTCATGCTGTTATGGTACCATAACAGCTGTGGAAGATCAATGTGTTTCTTTCTTTTCTTTGGAATAATCCACAAGATTAATCTGAATTGGCGTCGTTTTTTGATCTTTATCTGATTTCAATTCGGCTTCAATCGCTTTTTCTTCCCTGATATCTTCTCTAACATCATAATCATAATGCCAAATAGTGCCTCGATAAACAGATAAATCTAAATTGAACTCTCCTTCACTTGCGGCATGAGAACTTTTTAACCGATTAATTCCTATATGTTCTTTAGCTTCTTTATACAATGCAGAAAAGTCATCATTTTGACGTGCCCATTCTCTAAAAATAGCTGAATTTAAGTTAATAGAAGTGGCATATTGAGGAACAGTTAAAGCATTTGGATTATTTGTTGCCCATTTAACAAAATCTTTACCAATTTGGATTATTTCATTTGGGTTTTTAAGTGTAGGTCGACCCATTTGAGCAGCCATTAGCATTTCCCTTTCATTTTGTGTTTCGCTTTGTCAATGATTTTGTCATGCTTTTTATCAGCCTTCAAGAGAGAAGCCTCTTCCTTGACAATTTTCTTTGTGTCTTTCTGAAGCTTTTTGATTTTTTTGTCCATTTTTCCTACTTTTTCTTTGATTTTCCCGCTTCACTCATAGCAATGGCTATTGCCTGCTTTCTGTTCTTCACAATAGGTCCTGAACCAGAATGAAGCGTTCCTCGACCATATTCCTTCATTACAGTTTCGACTTTGTCTTTAGGCTTAAGCGCTGTTCGCTTCTTTGCTCCTGCTCCGAGCTTATTAGAATGTTTCATAGCTTTTTTAACCGCTGTCTTCATAAACCTACCGCCGGAACTGATACTTCAGGATCAACTTGGGCGTCGCTCTTTTGATCTTCATCAACTAAATCGGTTGCAGTACCATGCGTGGAGATGTTTTGAAATGAAATAGTACAAGAGCACAAACCCCACATAAGCGCCAAAAAAAGCAAAATCACAAGTAACAATCCAGAACCCATAAGCACCTTTTCAGTGATATTATCAGCCTTAACCTTATCATAGTCTACATCTTCCGGCTCTTCATTCATGCTTCACCTTTGGGGCTTTATCTCCAGGAGCTTCTTTCTTGTCTTTCTCTGAGAATTTAATTGTTCCATCTTTGGATTCGACAGAATAGCCTCTAGGATCCTCTTCATCGAGCATGTCGTATTCAGCAGTAAAGTCTTTTGCGCAAGATGATAAGGATGAAAGTAACGTTATCATGAAAAAGCCGCGTAAGAATAGCATAATATTTCCTTAACTTAGTGTTTTTCCGGTGCAAAACTGCTGTACATGTAAATCCGCTTTACATTGAAATTGCTCATCGAATTCCTCTACCTGATCGCATGTCTCGTGGAATTTTGGATACTTTTTCTTTATCATGGTTAGATATCCGCTATATCTCTCTGCAAGTTCGCTTACGAGCATGGCGGCCTGGGTGAGTTGCTTGCGATAATTTTTAGGATCTGACTCCAACATCGTAACATCAGTGTCTTTATCCACTGCATTAGCAAACTTAGCGATTGCATAGGTAATCTCCATAAGATCTACAAAGTCGCAAGGAGAAAGGGATTGAAGTATTTGATCCGCAGTCTCATGTATGTCGATAGTTTTTTTAGGCATAACCGTAATCACCGTTCTAGGATTTAAGCTATACTTTTTTTTGGATTTAAGCTCAACAATTTGTTTGTCGTCGTGAAAAAGGATGCCATTTGCGCAATCTTCGTAGAACTTGATCAGGTTTGACAAGTCAGGCTTTACGTCATGGTCATTTTCCAAACCCCACAAGAATCGATTTAAGCGCCTATTTGAGTTCGAGGGTGGCCAAGGTAGATAG